ACCGAATTCGCTAATTGATAAAGTTTTTAGGCTTTATTTCGGAAATGGAGAGACTAGCTAATGTACAAGGATTTTCACAACGTCATTTTGACGACATTGCACTTACAAAATTCTTACCAGCAGAATCTATTCCATTTGACTTACCTTTTCATCGGAGTAAAGTAAACGTACAGTTAATACGTCGTGACGTCAAAGGATTTGAGAATTTAAAGACTGAGATGCCAACATCTGACATGTTAAAATACGCTATTGCAAAAACTCGTCGAGATTTCCACCTACCTGAACCAGCTAAGATGTACCATTTAAATGACATTTTTAAAATACAAGATTTAAGCATATGGAGTTCATCTCCTGGTTTACCATGGAAGGAGGCTGGTTATCGCACAAAACGTGCCATCAAAGACGACCCAGAAGCAGTACGCCGTGTTAGAAAATTTTGGCACCTTATTAAAGGAGGAAAGAAACTCATTCCACCTGACTCAATGGCATTCGTCAGAAGCCACTTAGCACCACTTGGTGAAGAAAAGGTTAGAGCAGTATGGGGTTATCCAGCTACAATGACTTTTGGTGAAGGAGTGTTCGCATTACCATTAATTAATGCATATAAAAATCACTATGGCCATATTGGTTATGGTTATGAGACAGCAATCGGAGGATTTAAGAAGATATTCCAACGGTTTGCCGGAAAACCACACTATGTAACTATGGACTTCAAGAGTTTTGATAAAACAGTACCAGCTTGGTTAATTGAAGTTGCATTTGACATCTTACTAGATAATCTAAATCTGCAGGATTATGAAGATTGGGGCGTTGCAGATGTAAAGAAGATGTTACGCATGTGGGACTATATTAAGAACTACTTCATCCACACAACGATTCGTTTATGCAATGGCGAACGTTACCGAAAACATTCAGGGGTTGCTAGTGGCAGCTATTTCACGCAGTTATTAGACTCAGTAGTCAACGCAGTGCTAATTAATTGGATCCACCTTGAAATAACAGGTCAATTCCCACGAGATTATCTTGTAATGGGAGATGATTCATTAGTTGCGTGTGACCGTCCGTTGGATTTTGACGCAGTCCAGGACTTACTCGATCCGATCGGCATGATTATAAATTTCCGAAAGAGTGCTCAGAGTAAATCTCTTAATAGATTGCAATTTATTGGTTATTCCATGACCATTGGTATTCCATCAAAGCCAGAAGATGAACTATTTGCGGCTCTCGCTTTTCCAGAACGTCCAGACCGTGAATTTTCAGACCTACAGAATAGGGCTTTAGGCTTGTTGTATGCAGGAATGGGTGAACATGAAAGATTTCACCAAATGTGTACCGCCATCATCAAACTTCAGCCTTTTGATATTGCAATTCCTCCTCATTTACGGAGATTGATTGAGTTGGTTTTAGGGGTAACAGTAAAACATTCAGACCCACCATCTCAAATGGCATTTCTAAGACGATTGCTATAATGCCGTAAGACAGTCCCTTAGCTTAATGGATAGAGCTCACCAGTCGAAGGTGCGGGTCCCGGTTCGAGTCCGG